AAAGAGAGGATGGGTTGTATAGGTTAAAAATTGTTTACTTTTGTAAAAACATCTTATAGCGTGAAATTTACTGAATTTGTAGGTAACTTAAATCCTTTCAAGAAAAAGGGTGCTACCAATATTGGCTTTCCGTCTAATCCACTAGCTGACTTCGCAGGTTTAATTAAGGGTAGAATACTTTATCCTGATATTAACGATAAGAAGTTTGTCAATGATTATTGTAATAACAGCGAGGTATATGCTATCGTTAAAAGAATAGCTAAGACAGTATCAACTGTTCCTTTCTATGTTTACAGCGTTAAAAACAAAAAAGCGTTTAATCAGTATAAATCTATGATTGCTAACGCTTCCTCTACTGCTGACTTAGCAAAAGCAGAACTTGTTAGAGTTAAGGCAATAGAAGAGGTAGCTGATTCTCCATTGAATGATTTGTTACAACAACCTAACGAATACCAATCTTTCTCTGAGTTAATCGAGAATATGATTGGCTATAAACTAATTACTGGTAACACTTATGTTTGGGCGAACAGATTGTCTAATGGTAAGGTTCAAGAATTAGTATGTCTCCCATCTCAATATATGGGTATCATTTCTGATGGTACCATTAATGGGGTTGAAGGGTACACATTCACTTTAGTAGGATGGGATACTTTACCAGCGAAAGATGTGATACATCTTAAGTACTTCAACCCTTACTTTGACACTAACGGACAACAACTATACGGATTATCACCTTTACAAGCAGCATACAGAACTGTACAGCGTTCTAATGATGCAAAAGATACATCTGTTGGTATGTTGCAGAATCAAGGTCCTAAAGGTATCTTGTATGCTAAAGAAGGTAACAATGATTTCGGACCAGAGGCAGCAGGTAAACTAAAAGAAGATTTCTACAATCAGTACGGAACTAAGACGCAAGGTGGTATCGTTCAGAACGCAGGTAGAATATTAATAGCAGGTGCAGAGTTGGGTTGGTTGAACATGGGATTATCTCCTGTAGATTTACAATTGTTAGAATCTGAGAAAATCACTCTTAGAGAACTTTGTAATGTGTACGGAGTGAACTCAGCGTTGTTTAACGATCCTGATAACAAGACCTATAACAACATGAAGGAAGCTAAGAAGGAAATGTTAACGCAAGTTGTACTTCCTGAGTTAGTTGCTATTCGTGATGCAATGAATAGATTCTTTGGTAACGAAATGGGAAGAGATACTTACATCGATTTCGATTTAACAGTATTCCCAGAGTTACAAGAAGACATGAAGGAATTGAGTGGTATCTTATCTCAGTCTTGGTGGATTACTCCTAACGAGAAGCGTGTGGCTATGCGTTATGAGACTATACCTGATGAGGTAATGAATGAGATATTTATACCTGCTGGTTACTTGCCTATAGATGAACTTACTATGATGCAAGATCCACGCAACGCACAACAGCAAGGTGATTATAATATACCTCCTGTTAAAAGCGAAGGTTTTTTTTTGAGTAAGAACGAAAAGTTAGACCAAGTTTACTCTAAGTACAAGTCTGTTACTAACATGAGCTACTCAGAACTAAAGGCTTGGTCAAAAACAGAATGCTCTAAGAAGGCTTCTTTAGATAGAGCACCTATTGCTAGAAACCTAAGACTACTTTCTAAAGCTAAAGAAGATTGGACTGCAAATGATATAGAAGATGCTAATAGAACAATTAGCTTCGTGAGTAGAATGAGAGGTGCAGAGCAAGGAGAACCAGCGGCAGAAGGTTGCCCTTCTAAAAGAGACATATCATTAAAAAATTGGGCATACGATCCATCTAAGTAATGGCTAAAATACTTTATCCTTCACAACAATTTGCTTTGCAACAAAAGATTGCAAGGAAATCAATCAGAGAATACCAGCCTAAAATAAAGGCAGTATTGCAGAAGGATTTTGACAAAGCTGCTGACTTAGTTGGTAAAATGGGTGCAGAACAAACACTAAATAACGTACAAGCTTTATTCGACTCACAATCGATTAATAATATTTTACGAAATTTGTATGAGAACGTAGGCGGTTATACCGCAATGCGTTACGAAAAGATATTTGACAAGTATAAAAAAGAAGAGTCTATAGACTTTGATCCGCTAGATATTGCTGACGAATGGTTGGCATTTATGTTGTCTTATTGGACAGCTATTAGTGGAGCTAAGATGTATGGCATTGAGAATACAACCGAAACAGAGATTGCTAGGTTGATTAATAACGCTATACGTTATGGTATAGAGAATAATCTTACTGAAAGAGAAATCAATGAGTTGGCTATTAAGTCACTTAGAGATGGTAAGATTAATAGCTCAAGAAGTCTATTGATTGCTCGTACTGAATCGCATCAAGCTTTAAGCACAGGTGCATTTGGTGCAACTAAATACTCAGTAGTTCCTTTGCTAAAACAATGGGTACACTCAGAGTATATGTCAGCTCCTCGTTTGTGGCATTTAGATTTGGATAGACAAACTAACCCTGACACACAAGGAACGAGAATATTGGTGAATCAGCCATTTATGGTAAACACACCAAATGTAGGGATGATACAAATGCAATACGCACATGACGCAACAGGCGGTGCTATAAATAACTGTAACTGCAGATGTTGTACGGTGTATATTGCGTAAACAAATAAATATGAGTAATTTTTATAACAGAAAAGGAGTAAGCGGTGCACCGATTGATATGTCGGATGACTCAAGAACAGTAGTTGTTTACTACTCCGCATTTGGTAACGTAGATAGTGATGGTGATGTAATCACTCCTGGTGCGTTTACTAAATCATTAAAAGAAAATGGTCCACAAGGCAAGAATAGAATCTGGCACTTGTTCAATCATTCAACAGACAAGCCTGTAGCTAAGCCATACGAAATGATGGAAGATAGCTTTGGTTTAAAGTCTTACGTTAAAATGCCAAACACAACTTTAGGTAGAGATACTTACGAGTTGTATAAAGATGGGCATATTACCGAACATAGCATTGGCTTCCAAACTGTGAAGTCTCAAGCTAAGTCTGGTTATAACGAAATATCAGAAATTAAATTGTTTGAAGGTTCTTCAGTTTTATGGGGAGCTAATTCTAATACACCAACAGTAATGGTTAAGTCTGAAATCAAGGCTACAGTTATTGATGAGATAGCTAAGACTATCAAATCTTTAAGAAATGGCTTTTATACAGATGAGACATTCGGTTTGTTGGAATTAAAACTTAAACAATTACAGCAATACCTTGCAGAAATGGAAGATGAAGAATCAGTTCCTTCAGAAGAACAACCGCCTGTAGAAGAACCATCTGAATTGCAACCAGAAGGTGAATCAGTAGATGAGGCATTGGAAGAAGAAGAGAACCCGATGATTTCTATTGAAATCGAGGTTAGCAAATATTTACAATCATTTAAAATTTTCAACTAATGGTAGAAGAAATTAAAAGTGCTTTTGAAGGTATCAAGTCTGAATTAAACGGACAATTTGATGCTGCAAAAGCTGAAAACGTAGCTGCAGTAGATGCGGTAAAATCTGAATTAGAAGAATTAAAATCTCAAGTTGCTGTAGTTAAAGATGCTGCAGACAAATTAGAGGCAAAATCCAATCGTGTAAAAATGAATCAAAACGAAGTAAAAGGTTTCAATGGTGCTTTAGCTGAAGCTATTGAAAAGAATGCCGATTTATTAGGCAAATTAGGTGCTGGTGAAATCAAGAACACAGCATTTGTAATGGATACTAAAGCTGTAGGTAATATGACAGAAGCAGTTAACTTAACTGGTGATATTCCTCGTGCTTATGCTAACCAAGTTTATGGCTTACCTTCTCGTAAGGTGCATGTTAGAAGTTTGTTACCAGTAGGTACAATCTCTCAAGGTTTGTTTACTTTCCCTCTTGAAACAGGTGGTGAAGGTGCTCCTGCTGCTCAAACTCAAGGTAGTGCAAAAGCTCAAGTTGATTTTGACATCACAATGACTAATGCTCCTGCACAAGTTATTGCTGGTTATGTTAGAATCTCTCGTCAAATGTTAGATGACGTACCTGCTATGACTTCTTTCTTACAACAAAGATTGTTAGAGAAGTATTTAGTTGCTGAAGATGCTCAGTTATTAAGTGGTAACGGTACAGCTCCAAACTTGACTGGTTTAACAACTGTAGCTTCTGCTTTCACAGGTGCTGCTACTGTAGACGTTGAGCAATTAGTTCAATCTATTGCACAAGTTGAAGCTAGTAACTACACAGCTACTGGTATCTTGATTAACCCAACTGATTGGGCTAACATCATCAACACTAAGAACACTAATAGTGCTTACTCTTTACCAGGTTCTACAATCGTTACAACTAACGGTCAATTATCAATCGCTGGTATTCCTATCTTCACTTCTACAGCAATCGCTGCTGATAAGTTCTTAGTAGGTGACTGGTCTATGGGTGCTCAAATCATGCAAAGAGATGGTATTTCTGTACGTTTCTCTGAGTTTGATGGTAACAACTTCACAGAGAACATGATTACTGTTCGTGTTGAAGCTCGTATTGCATTCCCAATCTACTACTCTGGTGCATTCGTGTACGGAGATTTCGGTAACGTAGCTTAGTCTTAGACTAATCTAAAATATAAGGGGTAGCCAAAAACTACCCCTTTTTTAATGCGTTAAATTTTGACTATTTTTGTAAAAAACATATAGGATGCAAATTGTAAGAGATATTACAACAACAGTAGCCCCTACAGCAGACGTTGTTACTTTAGCCGAAGCTAAGAACTACCTTAGAGTTGATTATAATGAAGATGACGATTTAATTGATGCTTTGATAGATACTGCACAAATAAGACTTGAGCAATATGCAGGTGTTGCCATGACACCAAGAACATTGAAGGTTGTAGCTTACGTTGATGAGTTTATAGAACTTCCTTATGTGCCTACAGGATCAATTACATTGGTAGAATATTGGGATAATGAGAACTGGGTTACTATGGTAGCAGGTGATTACAATGTTTTGGGCGATACAACCAAGAAGGTGTACATGGTTGCTAATAACTGTATGGAATATAGATTTACTTACACTTGTGGTTATGCTACAACTCCTAAAGGCATGAAAACAGCCCTTTTAAAGTATGTTGCTGACCTTTACGAGTACAGAGAATCAAGTGTTGAGGCAAGTCAGCCAAACGCTAATATAACAACTGCTTATGAGCTTATGAAGCCATATAAGCGTATTAACTACATATTATAATGATAGGTAAATTTCACAATAGAATTACATTCAAGAGCAAAACAGGTGTTTCTGATGGTGCAGGAGGTTATGTAAATACACTTGCTGACTATTATACTTGTTGGGCTCAGATAGCTACAGATGCCGAAAACAAGACAGATATAGCTGGTAGAGATTCATTAAGCAATGATATTAACTTCAGAATAAGATATACTACATCAAAAACATTTGATAACAAGTTGATTATCAGCTATAAAAGTAATTTATACTTGATTAATTCAGTAGTAAATGAAAATGATAACAATAAGTTTTTTATTATTGGTTGTTCAACTTTAGTTAATGGCTAGAAATGTATCTGTAACAATAGACGCTAAAGGACTGCATGATTTAAGCAAAAAGTATGCTGGTATAGCAGAAAAGTTTAAAAAATATGCTATTCAAGAATTAGATAAAGCAGTAAAAAAGATGGAAATTGAAGCTAAGAAAAAGTCAAGTCCATCAAAGCTTAAAAGAATATTTCCTAATTCTACATACGAAAGAACAGGTAATTTATCAAGGAGTATATATTCTACGCCATATCAAAATGGCTATGCTACCATTGGAATGGGCAAAGGCATTACCTATGCTCCATATGTGGAATTTGGTACTCGTAGAGGATATGGAATGCCATATCAAGCAAGTTCACTTATAAAAGGTACAGCTCAAAATATAGCTATTTTATACAAAGGAAATAACATAAGGAAGTTTAATATGCCTGCTAGACCATTCTTCTTTAATACTATAAATAGCAATATGAATGCTCTTTATAGGAAGCTTAATAATGGCATCCCAATATAAATATATTTCGCTAAATTTGTGTAAATGAAAGACTGCGGATTAGCTATAAGAAAGGCGTATTTTGATAAATTAACTAGCGAATCGTATTCGTTAGGAGTTTATGATACTATAGCTCCAGACAGCGTAAATCCACCATTCTTACTCATTAGTAGCCAAACATCTGCTGAAAATAGTGATAAACAGAGTTTTAGTCAAAATGTTACTATTCAGTTTGATATTGTCTACAAAAGTTCTAAAGCAGGAGAAGTTGGTCAAAAGTCAGTAGACGAATGGGCTAACGAATTATTGGAAATTATAGGAGTTAACCCTCCTGATTATCCAAGTGCAGCTCCTAACTTTAAAATAGTTACTCGAAAGGTAGGTTCAAACATAGCTACATTTGATTATATCAATGAAGCTTATATCTTTAGAAGAGTAATAACAATGGAACATTTTGTGAATCAAATATTATAAAAAAAGTAAAATAAAATAAAATGGCAACAACAGGTGTATTTAACGGAACCTCATTGGTTGTATTAGTTGGATCAGAAGTAGTAGCACACGCTACATCTTGTTCTTTAAGCTTTTCTGTAGACTTACCAGATAGCACAGATAAAGAAAGTCAAGGATGGACTAACCACATTGGTGGTGCTAAATCTTGGTCTTTGACTACAGATGGTTTAGCTACAGTTGATCCTGCTGCAACAGCATCTTACTACACTACAGGTGAGTTAATGACTGCAATCGCAAATAGAACTGCTGTAACAGTTAAATTTACTACAGTTAGTGGAACAACTCCAGTAAATGGTGATTTAATTTGGTACGGAAATGCTTTCATCGAAAGTATGGACATTACTGCTGATATGGAGTCTCCAGTAACTTATTCAGTATCTTTCACAGGTTCTGGTCAGTTACAACAAGCTACCAACCCAGTAGTATAATTAATAACCAAAAACAACAACATATATGAGAGGACATTACGAATTAAAACTTTCGGATGGTAAAAGCATACCAATGCGTTTCTGCACATGGTCTTTAAAAAGATTTTGTCAGTTACAAAAAATTGGACCATCAGAAATAGGACAAGCTTTAAGTGGTAATCAAACATTAGATGCAATAACTAATCTACTGCGTTCTGCTGCTGAATATCCATTGTACAAAGAAGGTATAACACCAACTTTTACAGATATTGAAGTATGTGATTGGATAGATGATTTAGGAGGATTAGGAAGCCCTAAATTTCAAGAAATCATGAGCTCATTAGCAGATAGTATGAACAGTGGTTTAGAAACCGAAATTAAGGCTAAAAAAGGTAATGGAGTAAAAAAAAATTAGAGTGGATTGATATTGAAAGATATACAATGGGGGAGTGCCAAGTGCTTCCCCATTTGTTTTGGGATATGACGATGGCTGAGTTAGATTTTGTTTGGTATGGACATAGACATAAAGAAGAACAAGAGTGGATTAGAACAAGATGGCAAACTACAATATTGGTAAATATTCAATTACCAAAAGGCAAGAAAGTTAAGCCTAAAGACCTTTTAGAACTTGACTGCGATAATCGTAACTTTGTGAAACAAAAAGTAATGAGCCAAGAAGAATTAAATGAGGTTCTTCAGAAGTATAATAATGTAAAACCAATTGGTAATGGCAAATAGCGACAATCAAGTAGAATTAAAACTTAATCTAGACATATCTGGAGTGCAACAAGCACTTTATGACATGATTGGGCAGTTTAATGGTACAGATAAAGAATTTGATAAAATATCTAAGAAAATTCAAGAAAGCTTTAAAAATCTTGAAGCAACAATTAAAAGATTTGGTGCAAATTCTGATGAAGCCGCAGCTGCTGCTAAAAGATATTCTAATACATTAACAGCATTAATAGCAAATGGAGTAAATCCTGGAGTTGATGCATTCAATAGATTAGATAACGCAATGATTGGAGCTAGTTCAGCTGCTAATGCGGTAGGAGGTAGTATAAAGAAAAGCAACAGAGATTGGACAAATATTGCATTAGTAGTACAAGACTTACCATTTGGTTTTAGAGGTATTCAGAATAACTTGCCAGCTTTAGCAGGATCATTTGCTGCTGTTACAGGTCCTATATACTTAGCTATTTCTGCAATTATTGCATTAATAACAATATTTGAAAAAGATATTGCTAAATTATTTAATACGGTAAGTGATGGCGAGAGAAAACAAAAAGCTTATAATGAATCATTAGAAGCAGCTAAACAATCTTATATTGATGCAAGTGTTAAGGTAAAAGAATTAACAGAATTATCTAAGGAAGCTGCTGGAGATAAGGATAAAGAGAAAAGGGTAGTTGATGAATATAACGAATCTATTGGTAAATCAATAGGTAAATTAAATACATTTAAGCAAGTACAAGATTCCTTGATTAATCAAGGTGATAAATATGTAAACTATATATTTTTATTAAACTCAGCTAATGCGGCAGCAGCTAAAGTTGCCGAAGAGTCTGCTAATAAAATGATAGCTTCATTTAAGAAGCCTGAAGAATTTATTACAGATATTGAAGCATTCGCTAGTGCACAGTTTAATGTATTTGGAAATTTATCTGATGCTTTGTTAGGATTTTCTCAAAATCTAGCTAAAAAAGGACAAAAAAATCAACAGCAGTATTTAAAAGATACTGATAAAAATATAGAAGCAGCTAAAAGTGCTTATGAAGAATTTAAGAAATTAGCAAAAGAAGCAGCTAAGGGATTAAATTTTGGAACATTTGGAGATTTAACTGAAAAAGACAAAATAAAAGAAGAGAAAATACAATATTTTGATTTGACTAAGGCGGTAGATCAATATTATAACTCTAAATTGGATTTTGCTACAAAAGACGATGAAGCTCAGAAAAAAATATTACAAAGTCAACAAGCCACATATGACGATTTATTATTAAATAATTTAATATCAACAGTTGAATGGTATGATAAAACTGCAGATATTTATAAAAAAATATATGATTTAAATGAAAAAATTACTAATAAGCAAATTAGTGATAATAAAGAGTTAAATCAAATAACTAAACAAAGATATAAGGATCAATTATCTGATATAGACCAATATTATAATAATCTTTTAGATTTTGCCGAAAATGATAGGAATGCTCAAAAAGAGATTCTTATGCAAAAGAATGCTGATTTAACAGCAGGATTAATGATTGGTGCTATTACTTATGATGATTATGTAAAAAGAATTGCAGACAATACTAAGAAAATTGGTCAAATAAATAAATCAATAGCTGAAGAGGCTTATAAATCATTATTACAAATTGGTAATGGTTTAATGAATGCGTTAGGACCTTCATTTGATATGCTAATAGAAAAAGGTATGAGTTTAGGAGAAGTTCTAACTAATGCATTTCAAGGCTTATTAAAACAATTAGCAAAAGTAGTTGCTTTAGCTTTAGCTGCAGTAATTTTAATGTCAATATTGTTTCCAGGCAAGCTTGCTGCTGCAGGAGGATTTAATAAGGTTTTAGGAGGCTTAATAGGTCAAGGAATGGGGTTAGGCGGTCTTATTGGTGGCGGAGCAAATGCAGCAGGTGCAGTAGATGCTTCTACAGGCACTAATGCGATAAACAATATACAATCAAGTTTACCTAGTAATGATGGTGGTTCTTTTGTATTAAGAGGTAATGATTTAGTTTTGGCATTAAATAGAAGTGAAAATTCATTAAACCTTAGAAGAGGAGTATAATGGCATACGGAAATAAATATAAAATAACATACGCTACAAGAGCAGACAAGACAGTATATTTATATCTTTTAGAAGAAGGATATACTGGAACTGTTTATGAGTATATGGGAGTTAATATTGGATTAGAATATTTGCCACAATCAGATGATCCTTTTGAATCTATTTATTCTAGCCAATTAAACGCATCAATAGATATTACAGAATATTATAATGGAACATCTTGGGTAGAAAGTTTAAGTGTAATGCCAAATTTTGTTACTTTAGATGACAGGAAGTATTTTGCAAAGCTTTATATTGATGCTGACTTAGAATGGACTGGTTGGGTTATTAGTGATAATATTCAAATATCATTTTCTACAGGTAGAAAGTTATTATATTTTAACTGTGTTGATGGATTAGGTATGTTAGAAGATATACCATTGCCTATTAGCAATAGAACTAATACTAATACGACAAATACAATATTATATTATTTTAGGACTTGTTTAAATAGTTTAACATTACCAACAACTCCAAATATAGTAACTAGCTGTAATTTCTATGGAACTGGAATGACAGATAGAGGCACAAGTGCTACTGCAGACCCATTTAATCAGGCTTATTTGCCTTATAGAACATTTATAAATGAAGATGGTACATATATATCATGTTTAGAAATAATAAGAAATTTAGCCAAATCTTTTGGATGTAGAGTGTTTATGGCAGGTGGGAAATGGTGGATTGTATCAATTAACACTTTTGCTAATACAACTATTAACTTTACAGAATATACTTATAGCGGAACAGTCGTTAGTACACCTTCAACATTAAATAGACTTAGCACAATACAAGCTTATAGTGGTAATACAAGTGGTGTTTATTTTATTAATAATAATCAGTTTAAGTTACTAAAAAAGGGTTTTTCTAAGATATTTTATAATAAAAAAATAGAAACTGCTAATAATTTCTTTTCTAATGGTAATTTAAGACCATTGCAAGTTGGATCAAGTGTTCAACCTGAGAATTGGAATGCTAGTTATACAGGAGCAGGTTCTACAACATATATAAATAATACTACAGATAGCACAGCAACAATGACTCTTAACAGAGGACTTAGTTCAAGTGCAACTTTACAATTACAACCAGTTGTTGGTTTAAATCCTGCTGCTGGTCCATATATAGGTGCTGCAAGTAAATTAAAGGTTAGTTGGACATATTTTAGTCAATCTTTAAGTGGGTATCGTGGTAATGTATATTTAAGCGTAAGTGCTGGTGCCTCTTATTATGTTTGGGATGGCACAGCATGGAGTACAACTGTAGGAGATTACTATTCCATACCAGCTTACACAGGAACATCTGGTAGTCAAATTAATACATTTACTTTTGAGACTAGTGTAATTCCAATACCTGGTCAAATAGCTTTTGCGATTGCAGTAGAAACTGGAACTTGTGAATTTATACAAGTAGGAGACTTTAAGCTTGAAGTTATACCACTTTTGAGCCAAGTTAATTATAACATTTCACAAGGTGCAAACAGCGAATATGCAAAAGAGATAGAAATACCTTATGGTGTTTATTCTGCTTCAGGTACATATCCTGTAGAAACTGGCGTATTTATGAATAGTTCTGGTGCAGCATTTAGTACTTGGTATCAATATGGGAAAGCAGGTACATATGCTAGTTTAATTGAGCTATTAATGAAACAATACATGAATGTATTAGGAGTTAATATAATTAATTTAGATTGTCAATTAGCTAGTTTTGATACAGCTAATGGGTATATGAATGCATCAAAAATGTTGAAAGCAACAGATACCGATCCAGCACAAATTAATATAGCAGACAATTCATATATGTTAGGTAATGCAACAATAAATTATGTTGATGATAGTATACAAGCTACATTGCTGAAAATATCAGATACAAATGTTACAGCAACAAATACCTACGAACTGTTTTATAATACTTTAATATAATATAATAAATGGCATCAGTAATTAATGGAACGAACATAGTGCTTTACTACTTTAACCCAGCTACAAGTATAGCTGTTCCTTTTGGAGCTGCTACTAACTGTACTTTTGAAACTAATGTAGAACAAGTAGAAGTAACAAGCCAAACATCAGCTTGGTTTAGAGAATATAAAAATGATGTCATTACATGGTCAGTAACTTGTGATGGTTTTGTGTCACTAAGCGACAACTACAACTATGCATATTTATTGCAATTAGTATTAGATAAAGAGCCTATTACAGTTAAGTTTTCTATAGACAATGATAACGGAACTGGTAGTGGGTTATTAGGATATACAATCCTTACAGGACAAGCTAATATCACTTCTTTATCATTAAGTGGACCTGTAGAAAACTCATCTACATATAGCGTAACTTTGCAAGGAACTGGTGGATATTCAATTGATGGTGTAGAGGTAACTCAAGAAGGCATCAATATTAGCAGTCAGATTGTGAAGATGTACGACTATACTGCTACAGGAGGAGAGACAACAGTAACATTGCCTGGTGCAATTGGATTTACTTGTTTTAGTGTAACGAGAGGTGGTGTAGAAGTACAAGACATAAATCCAGTAACTGTAGATGCAAACGATGTATCATTTAACACAGTTACAGGTATTTTAACATTCGGATCATCATTGGCTGCTGGAGAACATATAAGAGCATTATTTAAGTAATATGGCACAATTAGTATTAAAAAATATCCTAGCAGGTTCTGGGAATGTACTTGCAGGCGGTGATAACACAGGAAATGTAACGAAGGTTACCATAGGTTCAAACCTCACTTTATCAGGTGGGGTTTTGTCGGCTACAGGTGGAGGCACAGGATCAGTAACCTCAGTAGCGTTAAGTAGAAGTGGGAATGCTCTTACAATTACTGGATCACCAATTACTACTGCAGGTACGATAAATATCGGATTTAGTGGAAATAGTGGTCAGTATATTGATGGTTCTGGGAACCTTACAACTTTCCCTTCAATTATTACTCAAGCACAAAACTTAGTAACTGAGGTTTATAATGAAACTGGTGCTACTTTAACTAAAGGCACAGTAGTTTATATTAATGGAGGGCATGGGAATTTGCCAACTGTTGCTAAGGCAATTGCTACAAGTGATGCTACATCTGCACAAACATACGGAGTAGTAAGGGCAGATATTACCAATATGAATAATGGTTATGTAACTGTTTTTGGTAATTTAGATAATTTAGATACACAAGCATATGCTGATGGAACACAATTATATTTAAGTGGGACAACTGCTGGTGCTTGGACTTCAACTAAACCATCTGCACCTATTCACTTAGTATATGTTGGTATCGTTGTTCGTTCACATCCAACTCAAGGTGTTGTAGAGATTAGAATACAAAATGGATATGAGTTAGATGAATTACATGATGTTCAAATTACAAGTTTAGCTGATGGAGATATTCTTAAATATGACTTAGCTACTGACTTATGGAAGAATGTGGCAGGTACAACAACTAATATAGCTGAAGGAACTAACCTTTACTATACAAATGCTCGTGCAAGAGGTGCTATGAGTGCTAATGTAGGATCAGCATTGACTTATGATAGTGCTACTGGTAGATACACATTATTAGCTGCTGATAGCGGTACAAGTGGCTATTTAACGGCAGCAGATTGGACTGATTTTGATTCTAAACAAGCATCATTAGGCACAGGAACTACATCACAATATTTAAGAGGTGATTTGGTTTGGGCAACACCTCCTGCACCTGCATTGGAAGATTTAACAGATGTTGGAATAACATCTCCTACAAACGGACAATTACTTAGATACCAATTAGGTACATGGATTAACTTTACTCCTACTTATGTATCTGCTGGATTTTTTAGTGCTACATCTCCTTTGGCTTATAATAGTACAACTGGAGTGTTTAGTATGCCACAAGCTACAACAAGCGTAAGTGGATATCTTAGTTCTACCGATTGGACAACATTCAATAACAAACAAGCTGCTGGCAACTATATTACTGCATTAACTGGAGAAGCCACCGCAAGTGGACCAGGTTCAGTTGCAATAACTTTAACAAATAGTGCAGTTATTGGTAAGGTTTTAACTGGTTTAAATGTAACTGGTGGTAGTGTATCTGCAACTGATTCTATATTAACGGCTTTTGGTAAAGTACAAAATCAAATCAATGGTTTAATTGGTGGTTCAATATATAAAGGAACTTGGAACGCATCCACAAATACTCCAGCTTTAGCATCAAGTGTTGGTACTGCTGGTTGGTACTATATTGTTAGCGTTGCAGGTACAACTAACTTAAATGGTATTACGGATTGGCAATTAGGCGATTGGGCAATATTTAATGGTGGTGTATGGCAAAAAGTAGATAATACTGATTCAGTTGTAAGCGTGAACGGATTTACTGGTGCAGTTAGTTTAACTACTGACAACATTAGTGAAGGTGCTACCAACTTATATTACACAAATGCAAGAGCAAGAGGTTCTGTTAGTGTGGATGTTGGCTCTGCTTTGACATATAATTCAACTACTGGTAGATTTAGTTTACCTGCTGCTGATGGTGGTGTTGCTGGTTATGTAACAACAACTGATTATAACTATTGGGATAGCAAACAAGATTCATTAGGTACTGGTACGACTTCACAATGGCTAAGAGGAGATTTAACTTGGTCAACTGTACCTGCTCCTGCTTTAGATGACTTAACGGATGTAACAATAACAACTCCTTCTAATGGTCAACTTTTAAGATATTTAGCAGGTACTTGGATTAACTTCACACCAACATATATTTCTTTAACTGCTTTATCTGCAACTGCACCTTTATCTTATAATAATACTACTGGTGTATTTAGCATAACACAATCATCAAGCACAGTTAATGGTTATTTATCATCAACTGATTGGACAACATTTAATTCTAAAGAACCTGCAATAACAGCAGGAACTACTGCTCAATATTGGAGAGGAGATAAGTCTTGGCAAACATTAAACACAACAGCGGTTACGGAAGGTACTAATCTTTATTTTACTACTGCAAGAGTTTTAGCAACTGCTTTAACTGGTTATACAGTTGGAACAAACACTGCATTAGCCGCTACTGATACTATATTAGGTGCTTTTGGTAAAGTACAAGCACAAATCAACTCTAAGGGTTCTGGTACTGTAACATCAGTCGCTGCTTTAACATTAGGAACAACTGGAACAGATTTAAGTTCAACAGTTGCAAATGGAACAACAACTCCAGTAATTACATTGAATGTGCCTACGGCATCAGCTACAAATAGGGGTGCTTTAAGTTCTACGGATTGGTCAACTTTTAATGGTAAGCAAAATGCTATAACATTAACAACAACTGGAACAAGCGGTGCTGCAACATTTGTAGGTGCTACATTGAATATTCCTCAGTATCAAGCAGCAGGAACTTATGTTACATCTGTAACTGCAACAAGTCCACTTTCTTCAAGCGGTGGCACAACTCCAGATATAAGCATATCTCAAGCTACTACATCAACTAATGGATATTTAAGTTCAACAGATTGGAATACTTTTAACAACAAGCAAAACGCATTAACTAACCCAGTTACTGGAAGTGGAGCAAGTGGTTATATTGCAAAATGGAATACGGCAAGTACGATTACGAATAGTTTGATTTACGAAGCATCATCTAAGGTTGGTATTAACACAACCAATATGGTGTCTTTGTTTGATGTTACTAAGAATGCTTTAGGTGTAACTGTGGTTGATACCTCTGGTATCACACTTAAAAACGAAACAGAAGCTATTACTGGTAACCAACAAATATCTCCAGCATTACACTTTAAGAGTAATGGTTGGAATAACTTGGCTTTAGCTTCTCAAAGTGCTGATTGGATTGAGTATAGTTTACCAATACAAGGTAATGCAGTAACAAGTAACTTGATATGGGCATCTTCTATTAATGGAGCATCTTACACAACAAGATTTACTTTAAGTTCTGCTGGTAATGGTACATTTACTGGTACATTAGCTGCATCTAATTTAAGTGGTACAAATACTGGAGATGTAACAATAGGAACTGCTAATGGATTAAGTTTAAGCGGTCAAGAAATATCTTTAGCTTTAGCAAGTACAAGCACAACTGGTGCTTTATCTTCTACTGATTGGAATACTTTTAATAATAAACAATCGGCTTTAACTAATCCTGTTACAGGAACAGGTACTACAAACACTTTACCTAAATTTACTGGTACAAGTACAATAGGAAATAGTAATATAACTGATAGCGGTTCTTTAATAACATTAGGTTCTAATAGTTATCTAAATGGTAATTTAGGTATTGGTACAACTCCAACAGTTCAACATACTATAAGAATAAGTAAAAATATTACAGGTTCAACTGTAGCTATTGGAATTTATAATTTTTCTACAATTCAATCTGATGTAACAAATAGTGCAGCATATTATAGAAGCGATTCTGCAACTCAAGCAGCTTCATTTACATTAACAACATTGCGACATTATTTTGCTAATCAATCTACTTTTGGTGCAGGAAGCGTAGTAACGACTCAAAGTGGATTTGATGTGTCATCTACATTAGTAGGTGCTACAAATAACTATGGGTTTAGAGGTGCTATTCCTGCAGGTACTAATCGTTGGAATATCTATATGGACGGCACTGCAGATAACTACTTAGCAGGTAATGTAGGAATAGGAACTGCATCGCCAAGTAGAAAACTTGATATATCAACAGGTTCTGATACTGATGCAGGATTGATTGGGATTACTATTGGTGGAACAGTAGCAAATTCAAGACAAGCAATTATTGAAAAACAAACATCAGGTACAAGAACATTAAGTATCTATTCATCATTATCAAGTACATCACTTGAACCAATATCTTTTTACACAGGAATTGGGTATGAAAGATTAACAATTTTAGAAGGTGGCAATGTAGGAATCGGAAGCACTGCTCCAAGTGGTAAATTAGAAGTAAATACTGCTTCTGGAACTGCATATTTTACAAGAACGGCAGGTGATAATGGAACTACTGCTCCTGCTATTGGTATCGCAACAGCATCAACTGCTCCGAGAATTTATTCTTATGGTGATTTGCAATTTTGGAATGCGGCAGTAGGTGGAACGGCTACTAACAAAATGACATTATTTGCTAATGGAAACTTAGCAGTAGGTACAACCACCGATGCAGGTTACAAATTAGATGTTAATGGTACGGGTAGGTTCTCAAGTAGTGTAACGGCAGGTTCTAATGTAGTAATTCCAAGTGGATATGAATTAGTATATGGTACTGGTACTGTTTCAATATTAGGTAATTCAACATCTAATTTCTTAGATTTTAGAACAAGTAACAGCACTAAACTTTATATAAACTCATCTGGTAATGTTGGTATAGGAACACCATCGCCAACGGCTAAACTTTCAATTGTAGCCGATTGGGTTGCTGGTGGTGCTACTGTTAGATGTTATCCTGTAACAGCAATAGCAAGTGGAGGCGTGGCAGGATATGGAATGTTTGATAGCGATGGAACTACAAGAAAAGGATACATAAATGTTTCTTCAAACTATATGGAAGTTTGGTGTCAGCAAAATACTCCAATGACTTTTGGTACTAATGATATTGAAAGAATGCGTATTACAAGTGGGGGTAATGTATTAATAGGTACTACTACTGATAGTGGGTATAAGTTAGATGTGAATGGAACTGGTAGGTTTAGTAGTAATTTTACTGTCTTTTCATCTGCAACAGGTGCTACAACTGGAGATTTGTTGGTAGATACATCAGCAAAATATGTATATATTGGTAGGTTAAGTGGTACAAGTGGTGATAATACTACATTTCAAGTTAGAGATAGGACTGGTACATCAAGAGCGACAATACCAGGAGGAGGTTCAGTAGACACAACATTTAGTACTAACTCATCTAACTTTATTGTAACAAATTATGGTGGTACGGCTTTAATGACTATTGCTAATGCAGGTGCTGCAACATTTAGTTCATCAGTAACTGCTACATCATTCTTTGAATCTTCAGATAAGCGTTTAAAGAAAGAGATTAGTGATAATCCAATTATTGATAATATAAGCACTATAAAGCCAAAACTTTACATTAAAGATGGTAAAGAAGAATTAGGTTATTATGCTCAAGATTTAGAAAGCGTATTACCAAGTGCAGTTAGTGAAGGTAAAGATGGGTTCTTAACTTTATCATACTCTCAAGTACATACGGCTAAGATTGCACAATTAGAATCAGAATTAGCAGAATTAAAAGAAATAATTAAAAACTTAATCAAATGAGTTGGGCAGGTATAGCAAGTAATCAATGCGTAAGCTGGGATAATTTAAAAGATGCAGTAGCAACTGGAGTATTTATGGGGGCAGAAGCAGCCGTACCTCCAGGCTCTAAGGAAGTAACAAGAGCAGAGGCTGAACAATATGCAGTTATAAATCCAGTAACAAGTAAATCAAACAATCAACTTGTAGTAAAATCAAACTTAACTGCTGCAACTGGAGTTTATAAATGGGAAATATCTTCAGATGGTTCTACATCCGTTGATGCTTGTTCTTTATTCTTAGATATTTATGGCATAGCTTGGACAAATACTGCAACACCTACAACTGGAACAGTATTTTATGATAACTATCAACTAACAACGATTTTCCCAATGAGTGGTTATAGTAACTTATTTTTGCGATATAGAACTTGGAACACAACTGGTGCTGGATATAGAGCAAGATTTAACTTGACTACTTCAACCATAAATAACACACCAACTGCTTGTTAACAATTAAATTAATATAAATGAAACAAATCTCTCCAGTATCAATCTGGGATAACGGACAAACATTAGAAGCTAAGATATTAAATGCTTATGCGGTTAATGTAACATTAGGCACAAGTGCTACTTTTTACTATGCTTTATTTGCAGAAAACGCAGATGAAAGTCTTGGTAGTCAAGTTGCTCAAGGTAACTTAACTATGACTGGTGAAGCATACCAAGAATGGACCACTGATAATGTAGCTTGGGATTGGATTGCTCAACAACTTAACTTGACTATTACTGGAGATTATGTACCACCAGTTCCTCCAACTCCTACTGAAGAAACACCTATATCAGAATAATTACTAAAT